AAGGATTTGCTGCCACGGCTCCTCATCCCAGATAACACCTAGGAACACGGTCCCTGCCGGGTAGGTGATCTTCCCGATGGACTCACCGTTACCGTTCAACATATCGACGGTCCACGGTTGCGGCATCGTCATCACTTCGACCCACTCACCCGCACGCACATCCCGGTCATGCTGCAAATAGATAGTGCGGTCACCCGCCTTGACCCATTCCCAAACTGCCTGCTGCAACTCCGTACTGTCAGTCCACTCCCCGTGCGCATCCATGAAGTCAGGAACATACAGCGGTCCCAACGTGAACCGCTTATACGCTTCCTTCCGCAGAAAACGCCCATCCCTACTGATCTGCTTAACAGCCGCTTTAGCGGATTCAGTAACGTTGCGCTCTGGGATGATCCAAAGTTTGCACACGCCCTCAGGCTCAACAGGCATGTTCAGAATCTCGCAGCCGCCGCCGCCCTTATAGAACACGCAGTTAGCGCAGTTAAGACCCTGATCGTTAAACACGTTGTCTGCTGCTGTGATGTAGTGCGCTCCGTCAGCGCCGACGCCACCATCAAACGCCCCGAACGTGTCAGCGATCCATTCAAACTTTTCGTACATCATCCGCTGACGCGGGTTCAACGCCATATCATCGGGGTCGTACTGCTTTTCCGCAGCATCCAAACCAGCGATAACGGAACGGGTCCATGCGACAGCGGGGTCACCCCCCCACGCATCCCACGCCACCCGGCCCGGTGACGGGAAACCGTCCTCCCCCGCAGAGAAACCTTCCGCGCTGCTGTCGCCCTCATGCCGCGCCAGGAAGGAAGCCATACGACGGATTGTTTCCTCACTCACCCCATCGCCGCGCGCCAGTTGAGCCGCACGCGCCCTACCCGTGTCCGTGAACCCCGAACCTGCGTGACCCTCCGCAATCCACTCAAGCGCCCTCTGAGCGGCTTCCTGCACGCCCTCAGGCGGGGTGAACGTCTGCTTCAGAACCTCAGGAATCTCCGCGTCAGGCTCATTGACCTTGCGCCACGCCGCGAGAACCTTCCGACGCACAGACGGCAAATCCTCTGCCGGAATCTGCACGCGATTGCCACGGAACCCACCCGGACCCAACGCTGCAAGCGCACGCCCAACCTGCGCCGCTGTCTCCCGCTCTTCCAGCGAATCCCACAAACGCAGTTTCCAAGTAGACGGCATTTCCCTATCGGGCGTGTAAGCGAACGCCTCAGGCGGGAAATCCTCCCCATCCTCACGCTTCGTCGCCTGCTTGTTCAGCGGCGTGATCGGCGTCAGCGTGGACATTTTGTGACCCACAAGAGTTTCCGTAGCCGCCCAACCCTGCGACCCCTGACGCCAAATACGAATCAGAACAGCCGGATCATCCTCCGTCGCGTTAATAGAGAACTCTGAGTCAGGCACACCCAACACGCCTTCACGCATAACGTGTTCGACCTGACCGCGCGCCCTGCCACCGGATGAGTTCCACGACACGAACGAACCTTCGCGGATCACCGAACGGAAAACGTGAATCTGACGCAGCCGCCTTTCCGCGTCCTCCATCGTCGGGTAGCAGCCGAAAGACTGAGAGCCGTCGTGCGAGTAGACGCAGTATTCGCCGTCCTCTTCACGGATGATCTTTTCGACTGACTCAATCGGGAGTTTCTGAATCTGCCCCGCCTGCGCAACGATCACATACCCGTCGCCCAGGATCGCTGCCTCACGGTCAGGGTAGGGAAGTCCCCGGAGTTCGGCTAGACGGTACGCGGCGAGTACGCCGGATGCGTCGTCGCGCTCTGCGACCATGCGCAACTGATCGTCTGTGAGCGCGTTAATTCTGTCTAGCAAGTCCATTCGCCCATTGTACGGGCGATAATGCTCGCGGTGCTGTCACCGCATGAGCGCGTTGCCGTCAGCCTGTGCCGCTGTCAGCGTGCCGTGAACCCCCAACGTCGCCCACCCATCGCGAGTGCGATGCAGCAGGTGGTACTCCCGCCCTTCGACGCGGCGAATCCAAAGCGTCGAATAGTCGTCGCTGAGTCTCCATGCCTTGCCCATCTTGCGCCACCTGTTCATGCCGTCCCCTCCTAGTATTCGTTAGCGAACTGCTTCGCGACCCACTCAAACGGGCCGGAAACAATCGCGTTGCCGTTAACCGCCATGACCCCGGTGCGCCCTGACTCTGACCGCATTAGCACCGCGTGACCCGTGCCATTGTGGATCGCCTTTTCGTCAACAACGGTCATGCCCGTCAGCCACGAGAACTTCGACTTCGTGGGTGCCCATCCCAGGATGCGCTTTGCGCACTCGCCGCCGACGCGGGAACCGTCGCTAAGGAAGGTGACCCAACGCAGCCCGGTCTTGCCGCACTCGCTGCACTCGCCCGTGCCCTCGTGATCTTCGACTTTCCAGACCGTGAGTTTCGCTGCTGTCGTTGTCATGGCTCAAGTAAAGCAGCCTGACGCTGTAGGTGCAAGCCCAAACAGGCAATGTCCCAAAATGTCCGATTCGGAAAATAGTTGGCGGTTCCTGCTTGCATGTACAGCCTGAACCTGCTTAACTAGGGCTGTGCCCAACACCGGGCCACCGAACAGGGGGTAACACAATGAAGGTGCGAATCTCATTCACAGTAGAGATCGACCCCGCAAAGTGGGAAGAGTTGTACGGCACTAGCCGCGAGAACATTCGCGGCGATGTGCAGCAGTACGCGGCGTCCATCGTGTACGCGCAGTTCGATGAGAACGGGGTGACGGCATGAGGACGCGCTGGAACATGCTCCAAGACGGACTAGCAGCCGCAGGCATCCCGACAGAAATCAGCCGCCGGGGTCAGAGCGGAAGCGAGTTCATCGAAATCGCGCTAGGCGACAGCAAGTGGCTTTCCATCCATGAGCGTTACGCCTACGGCAAGTGGGCAGGATGGGTTGCATCCGTCATCGACCGTGAGGGTTTCGGGCGCGACATTCTGCGTCAAGGAAAGACCGTCGATTCAGTCGTCACGGTGGTTCGGGCGCAGTTCGATGAGAACGGAGTCACGGCATGACAACCACGACCGTTACCGAATGGGCGACACACCCCATCTTGGAACTCAACGACTACCTGAAGCCCGGACGCACCGCGTTCTCCGACGAATACCACAACAGCCCCAACGCAGAGGAACACAACTGCTGCATCGTGTGCGGTCGTAAGACCCGCGACAACAAGGGCATCACGCTCCTGTTGGGGTTGGGTGGCACCGGACTGATCCACCCCGACGATGAGGCAGCGGCAGAGGGCAACGATATGGGTTACATGGGGGTTTGGATGGTTGGGCCGGATTGTGGCGCTAACGTTCCGATGGGGTACCGCTGCGAGGCTTTGGGGGTGACAGCATGAACTTTTTCCAGACCATCAAAGCAGGCGACCGCACCTATGTTCGCGCCTACACGACAGACAGCGGCTACATGCGCTGGTACTACATGCCCTACGGCGTGTGGCAGATGGTGCAGCGGGGCGACTGGCCCACGGATTCCTATGAGGTCACGCGATGAGTGAGTGCCATAACTGCGGGAAGAGTCAAGAGTGGGACGCGGAAGATACGGGGCTCTGCTGCGCCTGTCCCTCGTGTGAGGGGTGTCCGGGGATCGCTACTACCGTGAGTGATGACGGGCGCGCGCTATGCGCTAACTGCTACCAGGGGGCGATCTAATGGCTAGACGCGGCAAGGCTTACAAAGACCCACAAGAGGCACGCGGCATGTGCTGCATAAACGCCACAGAGTTCTCGTCCTCCATGCGCGGTTGGGGGCTAGTGCGGGTCACGGGGCTGACCTACCCCGGCAGGGAGCATTGGGGCAGCCTGTTCGTGCTGTCCGATGACCTGTCGGATTCGATGGTGCGGGATGGGACGATGCGGCAGTTTGACCCGTCAGCGGCGGCACCGTGGAAGGGCAGCCTTGACGATTGGTTGGACCGGATGAGTGAACTGCTTAACGATCACCTGTTCTATGAGTGCTTCGCTGACCCGGTGACCCGCGATTCGATCTATTCGGACAGTCTGGTTCGGGAGGATATTGAGCCGGGTCCGATGCTTAACCCACTTCCCACGACAGCCTGAACCTGCTACACTCAAACCATCACGCCCCACGGGGCCAAACAGAGGGGAACCACAATGAACACCGAACAAGCCGCCACACTCACCGAACAGATTGGTCGCATGACCATCTTCGCGATCAGCGGCGGTCGCGTCCGACTCACAGACGGCACACTCGTTCTACCCGTCGCCAGCGGCTACACCGTCGAAATCGACTACAGCGAGGGAACAGACACCTACACCGTGCGCCGCGTCTTTAACCGCGCAGGCAAGCGATGGATCAAAGGCGAGATCACTAACGTCTACTGCGATCAGGTAGGCGAACTCGCGTACCGCGCCCACGCTTTCCGGTCCTACGAATTCGGAGAGGCGGTGACGGCATGAGTAGCGTCGGCACCCCGGAATGGGACAGACTCGTTAACGAATACCTGGCGTCATTGGAAGGTAAGACCCCGGCGCAACTCATGCACGCTTCCTGCGATCACGCCTACGGCTACTGCGCTCACACACCTGACAACGCGTTTAAGGCGGTGACGGCATGACCGCCACGATCAAGCGCGGCACCCGCTTCACCCTCCCAAAATGGCGCATGGGTCGCCGGGCCAATTGCGTACAGTACGCAACCGTTACCCGTGTCGTGCGGGGAACCGTCTACTACAGGATAGATACAGACCGCGCTAGTGCCCCGTCACACACCGTCAGCCTTGCGCTGTTGCAGCAGTACGCGGAGGTAACACGATGACCGCGCGGCACCTGATTGGGGGACCGGGATGGGCAACCTACTGCGGACTCACCGGAATGAAAGACCCCGCCACCATCACAGGATTCCCTAGTTCAGTCACCTGCGCTGCTTGCCTAGAGTCTGCGAGAGTTCAGGGGCACATCCCATGAGCGGCACGACCATCACCCTGCACATCACCATGAACCCCGACGCCGTACACACACACGCCGCGATCCTGAACCTGCTACGCGACGGGGCACGCCCATCACAGATCAGCATGAAGCGGTTGCGCGATATGGCGGGACGCTACTGGTACTGGTACGGCGAGCAAGTTAACGACCTGCACGATGTGAGCATGACCCCGGTAACGCAGCGTGAGAGCAAGGCAATCAGCAAAGTGCTAACGCGACTGTTCGGGGATGACAGCGGTTGGGTCCACTATGAGGATTACGACGACGACTGACCGCGCCCTAGTCTGGTTTGGCCCGTCCTCACTTCCCCGGAGGGCGGGTCAATCCATTTCCCGCGCAGCCACAATCTCCCCGTAGTTAACTTCCAGAACCTCAGGCGGCAACTGGTCAAACTCCATCGAAAGCCACGACCTGTACGGCTCAGGCATCCGATCTATCGACCCCGCTTCACGCGCCGCCGTAATGATCTGTTCCTGCACTTCGATGTTTAGCCAATCTTTGATGCGCCCCACGGCTGCATCCAACTGCGCGAACTTAATAATCCTGTCCATTTGTTACCCCTTTATTTGCCTACGTCGTTGTATGCGGGGTCGCGGTCCCTCGTTGTGCGCCTGACAACGAGAGCGCCCCGGTTTAACACATTGTAGTAGGTGGCTTCGATGGGGCTTCCCCCGATCACCGGGTTTGGGATTCGGATTGCGTCGTATCCGTTTGCTACTGCCCATCGCCCTACGTCCATGAGCCCATACAGACGATCATCTGTTTTTTTATTCGGTGCCGTGTAGCCATGCCCTGTCGCATCGAAATACTTTTTGCGCTCCGAATACGGCGTCGCTTCCTGCATCATCCTGTACGCGTCGTCATAGTCAATCACCTTCGCGTCAGGCTTAAGCAACGAATCCACAATCGTGCCGTGAGCGCGGGGCGAACCGTCAGCGGCGTAACGGGAGAACCATTGCATGACTTCCTCGTCTGGCGTCATGTAGGTGCCGTTACCAAAGATGCCGCGACCCGCGAACAGTTCACCGTCTTTAAAGTTCTCCGCGAACCACTCCACGTTAACGGACTCATCGTTAGACAAGCCACGCCCCATGTAGGTATAGGCGTCATCGTCGCGCAACGCATCGAACGCCGCATCGTCAACAAGCGTGGGCTTCGCGTCAAACCCTTGATCCTTGAGCATGGATTTAAGGATCGTGTCCTCCGGGTTACTACTTCCCGCCTTTTTGTAACGGTCCACCTTGTCAATGAAGTACGCGTACTCGTCAGCGGCGAAATAGTCGAACCCATGCCGTGCGGCGTTAGTCGGCGCGACAGACGGCAACTGCACAGACGGCAACGGCTGCGCACCCGGAGTCGGAACAGTCGGCAACAAATCACCCGACAACAAATCACCAATCAGCGAATCCAACTCAGCACCCGACATACCCGCAAGATCAGCAGGCACCGGGTCAGGAATCAGCAGCACATCGCAACGGCAGTTCGGGTGCGCGGGAGGCTCACCGATGGGGAACTGCCCCTTAACATCCACACGCGTCCCGTTAAAAGGCATACAGATATCGCACGCGTCAGACTCCGCAATCCATTCCTTTTTCGATGTGGGACTGATCCAACCCCCGGTCAATCCCTGATCCCACGCCGCCTGCCTGCCTTGACTGTTCGCGCGCATGATCTCAGTACGCGCAATCGTCATAGAACGGTAGCGGTGTATCTGCTGCTGGTACTTCCCCGTGGGACCGTTAGCGGCTGCCATAGCCTGTTCCAGCGTCATCCCCGCAGCGAGCCCCTGCGATACCTGACGGCTGTGGAAGTTCGACACCCAACCTGCCTGCTGACTGGTTAGCCCAACGCTCTGCTGAATCCTCCGCGCCGTATCCTGCGGGGACAACCCCTGTTCCTGCCCAAACACGATAACGTCACGGATCGTCTGCCGCTGACCCTCCGTGATCTCCCGCACGAGATTCGCTGACTCCGTGCGCGCCCACGCCGCCGACTCAGGACGGTCCCGGTCAAACGCGAAATTCAGCGTCGCCTTTTGCACAGCAGGCAACTGCACCCGCGAACCCGCATCCAACGCTTCCGCAAGCAACTCCGCTTCCAACGCGCGCTGCAACTCATACCACGGGTCCACCGTGACAAGATCAGCCACAGCACCTTCCGGCTTATGCGCTACAGCGTCAGCGATACGCGTCAACTGCGACTGAGCCTGCCGCGCGACAGCCTGCATCGCCTCATCCAACAAGCGAATAACGCGACGTTCACTCGCGGTCAACTCGCCCTGAGGTTTCAGCGCAGGCGACTGACGGCGACGCGCCTTAAACCGCAACACGGCAACAGCCTAAACGAGAGGCTGCGAATCAGGAAGATCACCCAACTGGCGCAAATGCTCTTCCAACTGCGGGTCAGGCATGATCGCACCCACCCCGACCAGTTTCGAAACGTAATCGGCAACGTCGCTCAGTTCCACGCTACTGACCTGACCGTAAGTGAGATAAGGCAACTTATCGGTACGCATCGCATTAAGCGTTAGCAGGCGGGGGATCGCGTACTGGTTCACGACCTCCGCGATGGTCTTAGCGATGCTGTCTACTGCGAGGGTCCATAGGTCAATCTTCGCCGTACCCAACGCGAACGACCCAACCCGGTCACTACCTAGCAGCAGGAAGTCAGACAGCAGCGACATAGCAATGCGCTGATCGTAACGCTGAATAACGGCACCCGTGTCGAACTGCCTACCCCCGCTAGCGGACAGCAGTTGCAGATCGAACACCCGGTTACCTTGCTCATCGTAAGCGGCGGGGAAAACGATGCCCTCTTGCTCGTTGCGCTTAACGTTCTGCACGATATCCGTGATCGCTTGCAGCACAGCCTTTTGCGCGGGGTTCGCCGTGTTCATCAAATACTCAGGTGGCACAAACGCCATAGGCAAACCTGCTAGGTCACGCTCAATGCCGACCGCTTCGATCTCTTCGATACGCCGTTTGTAGAACCACGGACGGTATGCGTTACGCAGCAGCGAATAGCCCTCAGGGTTATTGCGGTTCGTCGTCGTGCGGAACAGCAACGCCTTTTCGATAGGGATACGGTGCAACCCGCCACCGGACGGGTCGATCTGCACCATCCCCTGAATACCGCCACGCTCGTCAATCATCCACTCTTGCAAAGTCTCCTGCGCGCGCACGGGCCACTTGCGCCACCCGATGCGGTGATCCTTAAACCGCGAGTTCGTGCGCGGATCATCCGTTAACCCGCCCCGGATTTTGTACACGATCTCGTGGAAAGACCATCCGTAAACAAGCATCGACAGGATGTTCTGTAGCGTCGCATCCCACGAGTCCGACATATCATCTAGGCACTCTTGCACGAACACGGCAGTACGTTCGTCGTCACCTTCCACATGCCACTCAAGGCGGGTAATCACCTTGTCAATGGCGTACAGCATCGCCCCGATAACGGGATCGTTGTCCCGCATTTCACGGTAGACCTTAAAGCCCTTGACGCCTTGCAGGTTCGCAAGGAACTCTTCCGTAATGGTTCCACCGGATCGGCGCAGACCACTAGACCCTAGTTCGATGAACTCATCCTTATGCGACCCGACGTTATCGTTTGGCATCTGCGTTCATCCTCTGCGCTGTCAGAAAAATTGCCTGAGCCTCCGTGAATCCTGCCTCACGAAACGCTAGGTACAGTTCGTGGACTGACACCGCGTAAGCCGTGAGGGGACTCATCATTCTGTTAGTTTACCGCGAGCGGTGGGGATTCTACGCCCATCGCTGTCAGGTTCTACACGCTCACCGTTACGCCACGCCTTGCCTGCCGCTACACCGTCGTAAAAGGATTTCCGTGGGCGCACGAATTCGTCGCACTCTCGCACTACCGGGCATCGGTCGCAGTAGCGCAGAGCCATGAACACGAATGGTCCGTCTGTGAAGTTGAAAATATAGGGGTCTGCTTCCCGGCAGGCGGCTTGTTCTATGAGCCGGATGCGTGCTGCCTTTATCGCCACTATGCCACCACTACCCGTGCCCGGTCCTGTTGCGCCTGCGAGAACGTGCGACCCGCTAGACCCTTACGGAAGTGGGGGATGTTGTTTTGTGGGATGCCGATGCGGTTGCTAGGAGCGAGAACACACAGCAGGTCGCTCGCGTGCTGACTGAAATAACCCGCATCCGTTAACGCCTGTTCGTCAGGGAACACATCTGCGTGCCTATCCGTGGCCCTGTCAATCAGATGATCCTGCCGCCCACCCATGCTGTAACAGGTAAGGAAGTTACTTGCCGGGTTCAGTCCCGCATCCTTCACCATCGCGACCTCTTTCGTGTACGCATAGAACAGGATGTGCGGGTTGCGCTTCGCGATTTGCCTCCACCCGTTCAGGTAGTCGCGGGAGAAAAAGTCCCCGGAGTCATGGATACGCACAGCCGCCCCACCCACCATGAGCCAATGCTTCGCCCACGGGGACAGGTGCCCGGTGTCGTCTAGCCCCGGTATCACTCGCGGCACACCCGTCTGCGTGAATCGCTTATGCCGTAACTCATCCATGAGGATGTTCACCCAATCAGGGTTATCACGCACAAGCAGCAGATTAGACAGATGCTTACCGCGCACCTTGGGGAACAGATATGTTCCGTTACGGGCGTAGCAGAACTTCGCGCACGCACCCGCATTAGGGCACACGTTAAAATGCGAACCGTCTGGTAACTCAACTACCCACGCCGGAAGCGTAAAGTTCCACACACCATCACGGCGCATTTCCCTGTTCTGCGTGAAGTAAGGCACGCGCGTAAGTCTGTCAGTCAGGACACCGGACGCAACGCAGACACGCCTGTATGCACCCGCAATTGACGTTCCACCATCACATGAATCAGGCCACGCTCTAACACGCCTTCCAACGTATCCAAGTCGGCTTGTTTCATTTCTCCGACTACCCGGATGAGGCGGTCAAGGTCACGGCTCAGGGACGCGATCTCAGTCATCGTCCTCATCGTCATCGTCATAGGTGTAGGCGATTTCTGACGGGGCCGCATCCAACATGCCGTTAATCTTCCAGTAGGGCATACCTGTTGTGGCGAACGCGTGCAGGTCAGGTATCCCCTTAGAGTCCACGAACTCAGCGATCACAACCCACCCGGTGATGATTGCGGGGTCTTCGTATACGTCGCGGAGGTAGGCGAGTACGGCGGCTTCGATCTGATCCTCTGTTTTGACCGATGCTGTTTCGCTCATGGGGTGTGGCCCTTCGGTCTGCATGTTTCTAGGATACTGCCGCCCCTGTGCCCTTTTTTAACGCGTCCGGTTAGTTGGTTTTAACGTGTGGTGGGGTGGCGGGGAGGGGAGTTGAGAGAGGGGCGCACTCGCGTCCCGCTCCCCGCCTGTGTGGGGCGCGCGTCATCCCACGTTCTGTGCAGCGCACTCGCCGCGTCTGTGGCGTCGTACGCTTGCTACGCCTACATCATAGCCGCTATCTGTTAGTGCTTTTGTGATCATGGTGGCTGTCATGCGGCGATCATTCATGGCTGCGTTTAACGCTTCCTTGTCGGCGTTAGGCAGGTCTGTTATTACGTCGCATAGGTGGCATGAGGGTCCACCTTTGTTTGGTATGGCTGCTGATAGTGCGTCTGCGAGTGACGGCATCGGGGTTACCCCTTTGTGAGTCGGGTGATCCTGTCTCGCAGTTTACGGATGAACGTTGGGTATCCGGCGATGGACTCGCCAGCCTCTTTGCGGTCTTGTGCCGCTGTCTGTGTGCGTGCGAGTTGTCTGCGGGTGGCGCGGAGTTTCGGTGACTCTGTGCCCTTGCGGAGTTCACCGATGATGCGCTTAACGGTTGCGCGTTCGTCGGCAAGGTCTAAGCCGTCGATATCGTTTTTGCGACCGTAGGTAGTGAACTTGCCGTTACCGTCGATCAGTCCGTTCGTCCAATCCAAGTGCCGGAGCAATCCGGGCTTAGGGTCAATGTTGTAGGCCAGCATGATCGCGGCTGTTCCCCTGCGCAGGGAGTTAAGTTGCGCCTGCTTTTTGCGACCCTTCCACGACTCGTTATAGGTGTGGTCTGTTTCGATGCCTAGGCTCACCGCGTTCATCCCATCTTTCGGAACGCTCCAAGTGTTGCCGCCCTTGCGCGGGTCGTAACCCCCGGTGCCTGCATGGTTCGACAAACCAGCGGCGATCAAATGCCAAGTCCCCGATGCGTGCTTACCGTTGCACCCGGAGCAAACCCATATCGCGCCTGCCGGGGCAATGTCCATGTATTTCATCCACTCAAGCGCACCGGGCGAATCCTGATTCGCGGGGCTAGCGTCGTGATGCCAGAGAATGTAACGGAACTGCCTGTAGCCTTGACCGTTAAACCCGACCTGCTTCCACGACTTACCCGCATACGGGCCACGGTTGTAAGACTCTTCGATAACGGGAACGTTAGCCTTGCGCAAAATGTCGGCAAGGTCTTTAAGCCATATGCCGCTCACGGCTCATCCCGCACAGACTTAGGCAGCAGAGTCGGATCGTCGCTCTTCGTGATCTCACTAGACACAATCGACGTTGCGTAGGACAGGACAGCGCCACCCAACGCAAGCCCAATGATGGACTGTAGATCAGCCGTGAACAGGTTAAACGCGTTGCCTGCACCGATAGTGAGGACGATCTGCGCAGCCGTCTTAGCGGCCCTCTCTGTGGCGAGCATCCACCACTTACCGCTCCACATAATCTTCGCCCTCCAAGCCGTAATCTGTTATCTCAGGTTCGCCGCTCAGGTATGCGGCGTCTGTCTGATAGTTTCTCACATCCTCATACGCGGCACCCCCGACATATGCCGCGACAACAGCGCCGATCAAACCAAACCCACCCAACGCTAACGTTTGTGCGAGTGATGTGTCATCCCACCGGAACGCCACATAGACGATGATTGCGACACCGAAAACCATGCTCCCGAATACTGCGCGCCTGCGCAGTTTCCACGACGGCTTTTTAGAGGGAGTCAAGTTCGTCATCCAAACGAGTTATTTCCCCTTCGATACGCGCGATGCGTTCCCCTAACGTGTCTACCTTCGTGTGCAGTTCACCCAAAGACTTCCCGCCGTTACGGGGCGTGCGCTCATCTATGTAACGCTCAAGTGGTTTGACGATAAAAAACTTGCCCACAGCCGTTAGCGCGGCGATGAGTGCGACAAGGAACGCGAGAACTATTGCGGCATCCCTGACAATCGCCACCCAATCCGGCGTTTCGTATGGCATGTTTCCTCCGTGCGGGTGGCATCATTCAGTTATCACGCTTCGCACCATTAGGATACCGGATATGCGTAAGGGTTCACGCAAACTAATGACACACACAAGTGGTAGCAGCGCGCCGAAAGACCGCCCCGACTACAGACACACCCTGGACACAGAGGACCGGGGGATGCTTGTGCTGTGGGCGCAGTCACGGCTAGCGCAACACGGAGTGTACGACGGTCCACTAGATGGGCGTTATCGTCACGCGGTGGCTTTAGCGGTGCGCCAGTTTCAGGATAGTAAGGGGATCAATGTGACCGGGGTTATCGACCGCAAAACGTGGGACGCGCTGTGAGCATCGGCCTAGTAGCCGTCGCTTACGGAGATAAGTACCGTGCGTTCCTGCCTAGGTGGATGCGTGCCGTCACCATGCTAGAGCGGCAACCCGACCGGGTAATGATCGTGACCGATGATGTGCCGTCAGCAATAGCCACGCTAGGAGATGTGTACCTATCTAGCGTCGTGTTTAAGCAGGCACATGGAACATTCGTTAATCACCCTCAGGTGTTAGTGAATGAGGCTATCGCTTCCGTTAACACGGAGTGGGTGTGCAAGATGGACATAGATGATGTGATTTTTCCGCACGCGCTCAACAACCTAGACCGCACGGACGCGGATGTTTACATGTTCGGTATCCAATTGTCGGGGCAATGGTTGCCAGCGCGTCACGCAACCCGCGCCGACATACTCAAATCCCCACACAACCTAGTGTTCTCTGGTTCTCCGTTCCGGCGTTGGGTCTGGGAGCGGTCACCATACCGGGATATGGTCTGTGAAGATTGGATGTTTTGGATCGACGCCGCCAGAAACGGGGCGCGCTTCCACGCATCCCCCGATATCGACTATGAGTACGTCATCCACGGAGACAACATCACACTACACACGGATATGGAAGCAGCAGAACGC